CTAAGAAGGGAGAGGCAAAGTGTAATACACCATTCGGATTGCGTCACCTTAGACGATCGGGCGAGTCGCCGTTACACTCAGGGGAGGAACAATATTGAACCGGACGATGCCCTGGTTCGTCGTCGTCGAGAAGACACCAGGAGGGCCCGTGTTCCCGTTGGAGAGACAGCAGAAGCTCGTGTAGGTGGCTCCTCCTGGAACTGATCCCCATGCACTCACAGCGGGGATGACAAAGCGCTCACGAGTCGTTGCGCCGTTGGCCTCTGCGCTGAGGAACACGGAGTTATGCCTGCGGTGCTGCGGGGGAGGAACAGTGTGGTAGGTTTTGGCTACGACCTGACGCTTGTAGCGAGTCAGCCAGTCTTGCGCGGAGTTGACCTGCATTTGTCATTTACGGAAGAGAATCCTAAGAGTCTCAATGCGTTTCGTTCTCGTTAGTACACACGTCGATCAGACGACCGGGTATTCGAAGGTGTCTCATGCACTTCTCCGTCAGCTCGCGACACTGGCACCGAAGGTAAAGACCTTCCACTTTGGCTTCCAGCGCCATCCTGCTCGTGCGGGAATTCGCAAGGTTCCCGAGGGGATTACCTGCTACGACGCAGCAGCAAACGAGGACCCCAAGGAGGAAGGGTTCGGCTTCAATAAGATTCACGACTATCTCGAGATGGTGAACCCAGATGTGGTAATGATTTACAATGACCCTATAACAATCTGCCGCTTCACCGAGTCGATGAAGTACGAGCCCGGAAAGAGTCCCTACCGTCTCTGGGTATATCTCGATCAGGTCTACGAAGGAGCTGCGCCACCTCTTATCGATGTCATCCGCAGGAATGCTGAGCGCGTGTACTGTTTCGGCGAACATTGGAAGAATGTCTTCCTTGGATACGGTCCTGCACCCGATGTTCGTGTTCTCGAGCACGCAGTAGACTCAAGCATGTTCTCGAGTCTGCCCGCAAATGCTCGTCACAGTATTCGGACCTCTGTGAACCTGCCAAGTGATGCGATCGTCCTCCTCAATATGAACCGGAACAGCCAGCGCAAGCGCCTTGATCTTACAGTTCAAGGCTTCGTACGTGCCCTCTCTCGGAATCCCCGCCTTCATCTGATGATCGCTACGAATCTGAATCCTCAGACAGGCGCGTACTACGACGTCCAGCGCATCTACGCAGAGGAACTCAAGATCGTCGGTCTCGACTCATATCCGTACATTCGCAACCTCATTCTCGTCGATACGTCGGCACCGAACGTAATCGATGATGATGGAGTGAACCAGATGTACAATCTTGCGGATATCGGAATCAATACATCAGATGGTGAGGGATTCGGTCTCTGCCAGCTCGAGCACCTCTACACCGGCGCTCCACAGGTGGTCACTGATCTTCCGGCCTATCAATCCTTCCTGACGACCGCTGTCTCTGCCAGAGCTCCTTCGGATGGTAGGTCATATTTCCCAGGTGGCATGCCTCATGGGTTCTGGTTCCCCACGTTCTCCCCCGATAACGTTGCAAAGGCAATCGAACATGTTGTGGGGAACCTCGACGAAATGAAGTCAGCCGCACAGAAGCACACGTTCAAGTCCTGGTACACCGTCTGTAATGATTTCCTTGAGGACATTCTTATGCTAGTTGAAGGTCCGGCAACCAGCGTATCTGTCCCGGTGTTGCAAGCACTCCCATCCGCATAAGGCGTTGATTGTCATCAAACGCAGGCCCGTCAAAGACCTCCTTCGTATCGGGGTCTACGAGGAACACCATACCTTTGATTGAAACCTTCTGGAGGCGGCGCTTCTTGCGCTGGAGGTTGCGGAGATAGGTGGAGTCCATGATCTCCTGCTTAATATTCGGCTTGAAGGCCAGGTCCTCTCCCGTCACCGTACTATCAAACCGCATGCATGAAATTACAGGCGTTTCCCGACTATGAAGTTTCCGATGAACTTCGCAGTCGACGGCCGCTTGCTTGAGCAGCAACCCGATCTTCTGGTTTACCTTCTCCTTCTCGTATGCCTTCTCGTAGAGGTACTCGTCCGTACTCATGAACACCTCCACGGGGTCACCTTCGTAGCGCTTCATCACCATATCTGTACGACGAACGAGCACGATGTTGACGCCCTCGGACGACTTCATCTGGTCCTCGCTGAAGACGGACACGTAGAACGACACACGAACCGTACGCTCTTCCACGGGAAGCTTGGCGTGCGAGCAGATACGGATGGCGCGTCCGATGACCTGGTCGTGACGAGCAGGGTTCCAGTGCGGCTCCATGATGTGGACATGGCGTACATTGGCCAGGGTGATGCCCTCGGCACCCGCTGCCGTGATCATGAAGAGACACAGCTTCTTCTTAGGTTTGGACTCGACCGATGCCTTGAGGCTTGGAGGGAAGTCGTCGCTGAAGCGTCCGCCGTTGAAGATCTGACGCATGTACTCACGCTGTTCGGCGTCCTCCTTGCCCGTGTAGAAGGCAAAGGCTGGCTTCCCCGGATCCAGCGCCGGATCCTCAACCCACTGGTTGGCCTCCTTCACGAGCTTGTACTCTTGCCATCCATTCGCCTCGAGTGCTGCACTGAAGACACCCAGACCTTCGAGGTTGCGGAAGAAGGAGTAGACAAGTTGGTTGCGATAGGCGTCGCCTTCACCCAGAGACGCCTTGATATTCGTCATCATCTTGAGCATCTTGGGGCTGAAGGTCTCCAGTGCCTTCTCGGTAAGGTACCTTGCGGGTGCTGCTTTGAGTGCTGTGAGGATCTCTGTCTTGTCGGGTGCTTCCTCTTCGTTGTCTGCTTCTACATCTGCTCGAGAGAAGTCAGAGGGGACTGCATAGTCACACGCCAACCGTGAGTTGACACGGAAGGTCTTCATCTCGTCATCGGAAGCTCGCATAGGGTTCGCTTTTTTCCGCGCATCACGCTTGATCTCCGCCGCACGAATGGCGAGGTAGTGGTCGAACTGCTCGCTAGACATGGGCACCTTCTCAAGCATCTTGTCGTCCTCCACACGCCGAGGGAGCATGCGCTCGTCTGCGCCCTTGAAGTAGGAGACGAGACCCTGAATGCGTCTCTGAAAGAGCAGCTGGTTCTTGAGTGTGAGGCCATCGAGGAAGAGGTTCGCAAACTCCTCGTAGGATGTGGGAAGGCACTCGAACTCCTCTGTCGCGACACGGTCAATCGCCAGCTCCGCACCTCCTACATCGGTCTGGAACTTGGGCGCCCAGGACTTGACCCATTCGGTCGCCAGAGGGATAAATGGCATGTCCTTGACGTACTGCACAGCGGTACGATCTCCCTTCTCTGAGTAGATGCTGCGGAAATGAGGAGGGTTGCGAGTGACCATGATGAGCTTCTTCACCGCATTGTACTCGATCGTGTCCACGTCAGGGATACCGCGGAGAGCCTTCGTCATACGCTCTTCGTCCCAGGCCGGGATCGCCTTGACGGGAATGATGATACGCTCAATGGGTCCACGCAGAAGGTTCATGAGGTACGCGACTTCGTTCGCCCGGTTGATGACTGGGGTGCCCGATAATGCGACCACCTTGCAGTCAGTTGCGTGGTAGATGAGGTTGTAGAGCTTGGCGGCGAGGTCGGACTGGTTGGAGGTACGCGATATGAAGTTATGGACCTCGTCAATGATAACAACGCTGTTCGAATACGGATTAGAGCCGTCCGGAGGGACATACTTGCCTATGTTGGAAGACGATAAACCATTGTAACGGACAAAGGTGAAGCGCTGGTCGATGATGTCATCAATCTGCTTCGCAATGATCTCCTGCGCAGGCTGAGGGAGAGTCCGGTAGTTGGGCTCCTCGCCGGGAACCGTCGTAAAAAAGGTGCGGTTCCTGTCCAAGAAGGCATCCGAGATGCTCATACCTTTCGCCTGCTGACGGGACTCGGGGGTAAGCTGCTGCTGGCGCCAGTGCTGATCGTACATATACAAGGGGTCACCACACTTGCGGAGCTCGCCTCGGTAGTTCGGCTCAAGAGAGGCTGGGAGCATGACAAACACCTTCTTGTTGCTCAGGAGTGACTCGGCCACTGCAATCGAGGAGCAGGTCTTGCCAGACCCGAGACCGTGATAGAGCAATAGGCCACGGTACGGCGTCTCCATGAGCAGGTAATCACGTACAACCTTCTGGTGAGGCAGGAGCTCGCGGATGTTGGTACCACCGAGATCCGCACAGAGGTCTACGTCGGCGTCCTCTGCGTCTGCGACGACCTTGCGATACTTCAAAAGGGTTCGTGTCACCGAATCGGCAAATGCCTTTCGGTTGGGTAGGACATAACTCATTACTTCCTTACTGGAATGTTTTGACGACGTAAAACTTCGCACCGAAGTAGTAATGGATTCCAGGTCCCGGCTTCTGTGGACGGTTACTGTCTACTTCTTCTTAATGGCAGCCTTCATCTGGGCCCAGCCGAGTATCGCCTTCGGTCGCGAAGGACGTATTCGTCCGTTTGGAACCAGTAACCAGGAAGCTACCGTGTTCCCTCTGTGGTGGTGGGTGTTCATCATCGCAGCAGTGTCCTATCTGTCCGTGGTAGCCTTCAACGGCTTCCGGGCTTAATCACATGTGAACGTCTGCAGCATTGTCCTGAGACGAGTCAGCATACCCAGTCGCTCTACGTGGTGAGGACGGACCAGAGTGTCTGCTTCTTCTAGCGTCTTCCACGCAATTCCGGAGATTTCTCTCCGTTGCATGGGAGTGAAGCGTTGAGCGAGGTTGATAAGGTCTGGCTGGGTGAGCATGGCCACGAAGTAGACGTGACGGTACCGAACGTTGTTCAGACCCATGAACGTCTCCTCGAACATGATGTTCTTGAGCACTGTATACGCGTCTCGAGGGATGTTGGTTTCCTCTCCGAACTCGCGCACAGCACACGCCATGTCGGTTTCCCCTCGCATCCGGCGTCCCTTGGGGAATCCCCATTCCGGCTCCGTGTACTCAGACAGGTTCTCGCGCATGAGCCGCACACGGTCGAGCTGGTTGAACTTCTCGCGACTCGGAGCGAAGTCAGAGGAGGTCCGATCATCTCCCCAGAGCTGCTTCCACAGCGTCTCGAAGGACTCGCATGCGATACCCGCCTGTTCCTTCAAGGTCATGTTCTTGATGAGGGTAGACACGTACTCCTCATTGTTGACGTCATATTTCCCTCGCATGAACTCGGCGAAGCTCATGCTGTCCTTCCGACGGATCATGAGGACTCGAACGCTTGCCGGATCCGCAGGCAGCGTTGGACTGTCAATCAGCAAGACGCCGCATGATAAGACAGGGTCTCGACACGTTCGGAACAGGTGACCCTTCTCCCCGCAGTTATTGCAGTACATTACAGCTTGTGATGTTAGCGTTGGTGTGGTCCGTTTTTCCATTGCCTACTAGGAAGAGAGTCTCAAGAAAGTTCCTCAGTAAACGATAAATGGGAGGCTTTACATCTAGACCTGCCGATCCTTACGGTGTCGCACCGGTAACTCAACCTAAATCGTCGGGATGGGGAGGTACTGTGCTCAATATAGCAGGAGGTCTACTTCTGCTCTATCTCGGCTACCTCTTCTTTAATTACATCCAGAGGTGGAACGGCCAACCTGGACTTCCGAGTCTGTTCCCAGGAACTCCTGGTTCCGGAGACAAGACACCCGCGCCAGTTGACGGAAAGGTACGTACGATCATCCCATCGGGTGAGGCGCCGTCCACAGGTGGCGCAGACTGGGGCCTGCAGTATTGGATGTACATCTCGGACTGGAACTACAAGTTCGGCTCAGACAAGGACGTTGTGAAGCGCATCGCACCCAACAACCCCGCGATTACGGCTCCTCGCATCTTCCTCTCTCCTTCTGACAACACGCTGAACGTGCGCATCAGCGTCTTCCCTACTGATGGACAGGCTGCAGCAGCAAGTCCCAGCGCAAGCTCTACTGGCGATTCCTTCACCTGCAGCGTTGAGAATGTGCCTCTTCAGTCCTGGTTCGCAGTCTCCGTTACCTGCTTCCAGCGCAACCTCGACATCTACATCAACGGACGTCTCGTCAAGTCCTGTGTCCTCCCCGGTGTCCCGAAGCCCGCAGTGGGCGACATCGTCCTGAACGACAACGGCGGGTTCAGCGGATCAATCTGCAACCTCAACTGGTACAACTCCATGCTGTCACCGACAGAGACGAAGGCTTTCCACGCGAAGGGTACTCAGTGCGCACCTCCTGCTGAGGCTGGCGTAACCAAGGTCGACGAGGACTCTGTCTTCATCACTCTCTTCGGGTACACGTTCCGCTTTAGCAAGATAGGGAAGGATGGGAAAGAACTTAGTAGTTACACTTTTTAAACGGTAATGCGGATTCTACTGAAGTGTCCCACTCGGTCTCGCCCGCAGAAGGTAATAACTACGCTTCGAAAGTACATGGCTCTAGCAAAGGATCGCGGGAACATCGGGGTTGCCATTTCCTGTGATGAAGACGATATGAGCATGCGCCAGCAATCGGTCCAGGCAGAGATCCGGTCGATCCTGAGTCCTGTCGCATGGCAGCAGATGTACTTCGGACAGAACAAGAGTAAGATTGAGGCCTGCAATGCGAACATGAATGATATTTCTTATCCATGGGACATTGTTGTACTCGTTTCCGATGATATGATCCCTCAGGTAGAAGGATGGGATACTATCATTCGTTCGCATATGACTGCGTACTTTCCCGATACAGACGGGATTCTCTGGGTCAACGATGGCTGTCAAGGTGAGAAGCTCAATACGCTGTGCATTTATGGCCGCAAGATGTATGAGTCTCTTGGGCATATCTATGAGCCCGAGTACAAGAGCTTTTATTGCGATACAGAACTGACAGATCGTTGTCGAGGAGACCTCGCTTCCAAGTGCCGCTACATTCCCTACTGCATCATCCGTCACGAACACCCAGGGACGGGCTTTGCTCAGAACATGGACCCCTTGTATGCCAAGAACCAGGTGCATTGGACTTCTGACCTTCACACCTACTGTCGGCGCAAGAAGTATCCGTTTGATTGGTCTGCACTCATTCCAACGATTCCAGGACGAGAGCAGGTTCTTCGGAGGCTCCTCGATTCAATCCACGAGAAGGCCAAACGTCTAGCCCCTGAAATGAAATATGAGATCTGTCTCTCATATGATAGGGGCGAATCGAGCGTTGGTTCCAAGCGTCAGAACCTTCTCCAGGGTGCCAAAGGAAAATACTCCTCGTTTATTGATGATGACGATGAGATCACAGATGCCTACATCGAAGACCTATGGGCAATGATTCAGAGAGGGGATGATACGATGCGTCTTCGTGGGCAGATGTCCGAGTACCCCTTCGTTCATAGCACGGAAATCACCATGTCTAGTTACGCGGCTACGCAGGATGAGCCGCCTCTCTTCCAGCGGCCACCGAACCACCTGAACCCCATGCTGTCCGACGTTGCTAAGCTTGTTCCCTTCAAAAATGCGGTCCGAGGAGAGGACTTTGACTGGGCACTTGCCCTCTACCGGACAGGGTCACTGAAGACTGAATATCGGTCGGATCCGTCTCGTGTTCACTACATCTATCATGCTGGGATCCACCTTCCCACTCCCGAAGGTGCTCGTCGGCAGCGTTCTCTAACCTACGAGATGCTTCTGAAATCGGTGTATATTCCTGCAGAGCCAGTTCAACCAGTCGTAGTTCCTCCGTCCGGTCCTCGAGTCATTCGCTTGGGTGCAAGGGGCTTTGTTTCTAAGTAAAGGACAATGGATCCATTCATGATCGCTTTCTGGACGCTGTTCATCGCAGCGATCGTCTTCTTTTGGTGGTACTCGAGTACTGCGGTTCCGACAGATGTAGTGAACATCGTGGTCGGTTCTCAGTCTGGAGAACAGTCCAAGACCATCTCCGTTCAACTTCCACAGTCATTTAATCAGCCTGAGGGTCTAACCTATTCCTACTCGGGTTGGGTCCTCGTCAAGGACTTTGGAAAGGGATATGGCGAGCGCCGTACGGTCTTCAAGACGGGCGACGACTCCCCTGCCCTCTACATCGATTCCACGTCGAACTCCTTCATTGTCGCAGTAAAGACGTTTGGAGCAACTGAGACCATTCTCATCCCAAGCGTCCCCGCAATGAAGTGGATGCACGTTGCCATCGTTGTCGATCAGCAGGCAGTGGACATCTACATCAACGGTACTCTGCGGCAGCATCACACGCTCGGGCAGCTCCCGAAGAAGGCCTCGGACTCTACCATCCGAATGGGGCCTGGTTGGGACGGTGTCCTTGCGAAGCTGACCTATTACGCCCGCGCTCTCGGACATACCGAGATCAAGGCCCTTGCTGCAGCGCCAGTTCCGGATGACCTTCACAAGAAACCTGCGGCACCGCAGTACTTCGACCTGAGCTGGTATATCGGACGTTTCTATTCTAAGTAACTACCAAATGAGCTCAGGTGGTCAACGTGGAATTGATGTCTCGGGCGTGACAAGCCTTCGTCTTCAGAATGCTTCTGACTTTGTTGAGAGGGAGCGCCTTCAACTCGTCTACCAGACCTTTGCGTCGTCAACGGGCGCGAATGCGTATATTAACGAGACGCCCAATGGAAATGATTCCTATCTTCAGTTTCTGAAGGGGATCAAGGAGAGCTGCTCCAACTGCACCGGACTCGCTTGGCAATGGCGTGCTAGTAGGAGCTTTCGAGCCTAGCCTTGCGTGTGCGTTTGAGCGCATTGCGGGCCTGAGTGCGGCGAGTCTCACTATCCTTTGGGTTGTAGCTAAAGAAGTACTTCAAAAAATCAACAGAGAACTTATTCTTAGAAAGCTCGTTGTAGAGCTGTGATTTATGACGTTTCATGTCAATTAATGTCTCTTGTTTCCCGATGCAGTCGATCGGAGTCAAGAGGGCATACCGACGCTTCTCCTTGTTCGCAGCCAGATCAACGAGACGTTGAGACACACAGAGAAGATGACTGATCTCGTCTTCGTCCACCCCCGAGTACATATAGGCGAAGAAGAACTGGAGCATCGTAGGAATGGATGCCACGCGGATGCCATTCGCCATCTGGTGATACGAGTGACACGCGGCCGTTTGGTGAATGCGAAAGAGGACATCCCCATTGTCATCAAACACATCCACGTGACTCGGGAGGATCTCTGTCCCTGAATGGCGTTCCGTCTTCCTGCCCTCCATGAGCTCCTTCAGCTCAGTCTCCTCGGCAAGGAGCGTGACAGGGGCCATCCACTTAGGAGTCTTTCCCTGGTGAATCTGGGATGCGGTGATGCCGAGAAGCACAACTGGCTTTGTAGTGAGAACCTTCTCTACCGCCTTGCGGTTCTCCTCGGTTAGCTCGGGGTGATCGTGCTTTTCCTTCTCCATGGGGCATTCAATTGGATAGGACTTGTTTAGCAGCTGCAGGCGCTCATAGACCTTCTTCCACCGGGACACGTCTCCGTGAGGGCGAGAGAGCTCAAGGTACATGGACAGCCGCAAGAAGTTGGGAGTGACGTAATGGATGCCATCCCGCACAAGGTCCTCCTTCCAGAGTCGATCAAAGATGTCTTCATCAAGATGGGTAATATCTGCGACTCCCTCAAAGTCAGCAAACACCTTGAAGGTCCCCAAGTGCATGCCCGGCTTTGCTTCAACGAACTCAATCCCTGCCGCACTGAGCTTGTTGGCCAGGATCATCGCATGCTCCTGAGGCGTCTTGGAGTAAAAGTCATAGTCCGGGACGGTGGTCGTAGGGTCGTAGAACCGATCCTTCTCAGGGAGGAGGTTGTTGATAGCTGTGCCACCGTAACACATAACAGGATGCGTCTGAAGGAACTCCTTCACAATGGCGAGACTTTTCCTCACAAGCGGATTAGCTGCAGCAGCCTTATCATTTTGGAGTTGGAGTTTCTCTATGATGGGCTCGAGGTTTGCCATTGTAGTATATACAGAAAACGGATCGAAGGATGTTTTTCCTCTTGGGAGGCAGCAAGGATGCCTCGCCGTTACAACCTTCGTGCGCGCAATCGCGATGTTAAGTGGATCGAGGATGATACACTGAAGACCAAGGAAGAGATTGAGTCCGAGGAGGAAGATGAGGACTACGAGCCTCCCGTGGAGTCCGAGGAGGAAGATGAGGAGGAAGACCTAGAGGACGAGGAGCCTGATGAGGAGGAGTCCGAGGAGGAAGACTCCCCCGCTCAGCAGTCCATCACCATCCCCGTCTCCAAGCATGGTCTCATCAAGATCGAAATTGATAACCGTCCTGTGTCGAAGATGGTTATCGAGGATGACTCCGAGGATGAGGACGAGGAGGACTACGAGGAAGAGGAGGAAGACGACGATGTCCCTGATTCGTTCGTCGACTACCTCATGAACAAGTACGTCCCCATGTCCAAGCGGAAGAAGCCCAAGAAGGAGAAGGAGGAGGACGACCCTGCACTGGAGCTCAATGAGGAAGAGCAGGATTACTTTGACGAGCTGCCCAAGTCCAAGCAGCGCAAGCTCAACAAGCAGATGAAGCAGCTCGCAGCGCTCGTGTCTGCTGGTGATAAGCCTCACAAGTTCCGGATTCTGGACATGCCCATTGCGGACACGGTGAAGGCAAACGTCATCAAGAAGCTCGACACGCTCGCAGAGATGGAGGAGGCGGGCGGAGACACCTACAAGCTCCGCACTTGGGTGGATGGCTTCCTACGCATCCCCTTCGGTCAGACCGTGCCTCTGCCCGTGAAGCTTGACGATGGACCCAAGCCCTGCTCGGAGTTCCTTGCCAATACACGCCAGACCCTCGACAAGGCCGTCTATGGAATGAACGGAGCCAAGACCCAGATCATGCAGATCCTCGCCCAGTGGATCAGCAACCCCGACAGCGTGGGCAACGTCATCGCGCTCAAGGGTCCTATGGGTGTAGGGAAGACCAGCTTCGCCAAGAACGGCGTGGCAGGTGCTCTCAAGCGTCCCTTTGAATTCTTCAGCCTGGGAGGAGCAGCGGACAGTGCCAACTTCGTGGGGCACAGCTACACCTACGAGGGAAGTATGTGGGGGCGAGTTGCGGATAGCCTGATGAATGCCCGCTGCATGAACCCGGTGATGTATTTCGACGAGCTCGACAAGGTCAGTACCACGCCGCACGGCGAGGAAATCGTCAGCATGCTCATCCACATGACGGATCGCTCGCAGAACAGCCAGTTCCACGACCGGTACTTTGCGGGAGTGGACATTGACCTGAGCCAGTGCCTCTTCGTCTTCAGCTTCAACGACGAGAGCAAGGTCCACCCGATCCTCAAGGACCGCATGCAAGTGATTCACTGCTCTGGATACAACATGGAAGAGAAGAAGGTCATCCTCAACCAGTACGTCTGGCCTCAGATCCTCGAGCGTATCAAGCTGGAGAAGGACCTGACGATCAGCGATGAGGCAGTCAAGTACCTGATCAGCGAGTACTCGAAGGAAGAGGAGGGTGTCCGCACGCTCATTCGTGCTGTAGAGACGCTCGTTACCCGCATTAACCTCCTGCGCAT